CATCTTCGCTTGGAAGAGTGATCTTCCGCTTGACGAGTTTGGTGTAGCGTGTGAGCAGACGACGGAGTACGCGGCGCGGGTGTACGGGATCTTCCCCGATGACGGTGCCGATGATCCGCCGCCGACTTCAGACGACGATGACGACAGAGCCGGTTTCAACGGCATGATGGAGACGGCTGCGTTTTCGTTCACCGTTGACGGTCGCCAGCAAGGCGGCGGAGAATTGAGCGAGTTGCGTTGGTCCGAGGAGGATAACCGACATCTCGGCAATATCATCGGCGCGCGGTTGCCCGACACGTTCAAGTACAGGCACGCGCAGACGAGCTTCGACATCAGACTCGGCGACAAGGTTGCACAAGTCAGCGTGTTCTTCGATTGGTACAGTACAGCGCCGTACGGACTGCGCGCGACGGCGATGGTGCAGAACTGCTACCCGAGCCAAGGCTGGATCGACTTCGCTGACCTGGCGTTCAACGTGTCGCTCGGTGCGCACGTTGAGACGTTTGCGGTAGGTGAGGATCACGGCGGGTGCAACACGATCCGCCCGCGTGGTGTGCTTCCGCTGCGGATCCACGTACACGGGAACATCTTCGAGCGGTTGCCGATCGTTCAGAAGGCACCGGCTGGGTTGCACGAGTATCTGACGCACAAGCGCAACGATCTGAATGCGGACTTCATCGGGCCGTACCGGATCTACTGGAAGGGCTATCACAACCTTGGGGACTCGCATGGCGGATGGGGTATTCCGATGCACGGCGGCGGTGCGCGTTGCTGGAGCGCGGGGGATACACTCGGCTACCTGATGCGCGAGTTCGAGTTCCTTGGCACGGTTGCGCGTTGGCCGATCGTTGCTCTAAACCTCGATGGCACGGTGTTCGTGCCCACTACTCCGTACTGGCTTGGCGACAGCTCCTATGGCGTGAACGGAGACCACACGCCGCCCGAGTACAAGTACCCGCATACCGACAGCGCGTGCCCGTACGCGGACCAGCTTGCGAGCTACCAGCCGCCCGAGTATACGCACCAGTGGAGGATGGTTCGGGGTGCGGCGACGTGTGCGCCGTTTGACAGTGCCGCGCGTTGGTGGTTGCAGCAGTGCTGGGATGAGTGTGCCCGATGGATGCGTGGCACAGCGGTAGGAGATGAGCATTCCAATGGCTTGTTTTGGTCGTGGGGTAGGAGGCTCGTACTCACTCCGCTGAACCGGGGCGCGGGCTGGGCGGGTCGAGGCGTTGCTCACGTCGTTGCCACGTTCGGTGCCGCGTTCCCGTACGTCAAGGACGCGAAAAGATGGCGCGACACGATCGTCTCCGGTCTGCACAAGATCCAAATGCCCGCCGGCAACCTGCTCGCCGGTCTCCAGTGGGAGAAGTCCACGATCGGCCACGGCGGCACGGGGGGTATCCCCGCCGGCACGATCGAGCCTACTGCGTTGCGCGCCGCTGCCCGCGAGGAGCAGCTCATGGTGTGCGCTCTTGAGACCCTGCCCGCTGGCGCGAAGAACGGCGAGACGAGAGAGGAGCGCGACATGATCGACAAGCTGGCCCATGCGATCGGCATGAATCCGGCCGAAGTCTACACGGTGAACGCGGACAACGATCTGAGATTCGTGCGCACGGACTTCTGCCCTGCGTATTACCCGCCGTACGATCATATGACCCTCTACGCGTGGTCGGCGTTCCCGGACGCGGCGGCGTGTATCGAGAAGTCGATGCGACCCGACACGCCTTGGCAAGAGAACCCGCTCGATTGCACTCCTCGTGCGATGTGGGAGGCGTGACCCGTGCCGCGTGCCAAGCCCCGTTCAATTGCGATCTACGATCCGGGAGACGAGCCCTGGCGGTGCTGTGCGAAGTTACGTAACAAGGATGAGCGTTGCCCGAACAAAGTAGTGAATGGCAAGCGCGTGTGCTTCAAGCACGGCGGCACTTCTATCGGACACCGGGCAACTACGGGCCGTCACTCCGGGGTCTTCAAGAGGATGCGCGACGTGTACGAGCAATCTCGGAGCGATCCGACGTTGCTCGATATTCGTGAGTCACTTGCACTGCTGGACGTGATTGTCCACAAGGCAGTAGAGCGGTCTGAGGCGCTTGATACAGACGAGTTTCGCAAGACGGCATACAGCATGTGGCGGATGATGCGTAAGTGTCTCAGTGAGGGGAACGATGAGGGCGCTGAGATTGCGCGCCACGAACTCGGCGAGTACTTGAAGCGTGGCGCATCGGAAGGCAGCGCCATGATGGACTTGCTTACCAGTGTGAAGGCGCAGGCCGAGGTAACGCTCAAGGTGTGGGACATCAGGCTGAAGAAGCAGCAAGTCATCAATGAGCAGGATCTATCCATTGCGTTCATGCGCATCCTCGACCTTGCCTATGACGTTCTTCCGCAAGAGCACGCTGCGGCCTTTGCCGATGCGTTCGAGACCAAGATCCTGATCCCAAGTGGTGCGTCGATGGGCCAGTCTGGTGCGGGTTATCACGACATGCCGACTCCGAGTAGGCGCGTTATCAACGTAGAGGCAGAGAGCATACAGGAAGATGAATGATGACTTCGACGTGTGCAGTGACTTCGACTCTATTGTCGAGGAGCACAATGAGCTATTCGCGAACGCTCTAGCCAATGCCAAGGCGTTCCGTGGTCGGGAGCTGGTTACATCGAAGTTCGACAAGTACCGCACTCGCCCGATTGACTTCGCTTCGGACGTGCTTCACAAGCGACTATGGGCGGCAGAGCGCTCGATCGTTGAGTCGATAATCAAGCACCGGCGCGTTAGCGTTCGGTCATGCCGGAAGGGCGGTAAGACGTTCACGTTTGCCGTTGTCGTCGAGACGTTCATCAATCTCTGGCCGTCGATCGTTATCACTATAGGTCCGACCAATCGGCAGGTGAAGGATCAGCTGTGGGGAGAGATCGGTCAGCTTCACGCTGACTATGGTGACGTGCTGATCGGCAAGTGCGACAAGACGCAGTTGCGCGTATCGCCTCGTCACTATGCGATTGGTTTCAGCACTGACAGGCCCGGTCGCATTCACGGTTTCCACGCTGGTCAGGAGCCGCCGGAAGACCCTGATTCGGATCTTACGCAAGAGGAGCTTGCTTCACGCGTTGCCGAGATTGTTGCAGGTGCAGGAGCGGGTGTGCGGCTCCTGTTCGTGTTCGATGAAGCGGCAGAGGTTGCGAACGAGTTGTATAGCGCGATGGAGGGTTCGATGTCCGGGCCGAACACGTTCCTCTTGATTGGAGGAAACCCGGTCATGGATCAGTCTAGTAGTCACGAGTTCGCTCGTTCGCATCAGCCTGGCAGCGGGTATCACCGGATCAAGATCACGGCAATTGACGGGGTCGAGGACCCGCTCGACTGTGACGAAGAGTTCCGAGTGCCGAACTGGTTGATTGACCAGGAGTGGATTGACAAGTGCCGTGCATCGTGGGGCGAGGATTCGCCGTTGTTCAAGGCGTACGTGCTTGGTCAGTTTGCGAGCGAGGATAGCGAGTGGCGGGTGATTCGTCCGATGCTTCTGGTTGCTGCGGATGCGCGCGAGGTACACGCGGACATTGGAGTGCATGTGGGGGTTGACGTATCGCGCGCGGGGAAGGATGAGTGCGTTGCGAGCCGGTGGGCGTACGGTGTGAAGACTGCCGAGTATATATGGAACAGTGACGACTTGATGCACTCGGTAACGATCATCGAGGCGTTGCGCGTGAAGTGGGGCGAGAAGGGTGAGCCGCTGCCGGCAGAGCATATCCACGTTGACATGGGCGGGCTCGGTGGCGGAGTTGTGGACCGGCTGCGGCAGAAGGGGTTGGATATCGACGGCGTCGATTTTGGTAGCGGTCCCGAGTACGAGTGGGAACAGTTGACGGGAGAGACGCACTTTGCGAACAGGCGCGCGGAATTGCACTGGATCTTCCGTCGTGCGCTTGAGGAGGGGATAGCGCGCATTCCGCAGAAGTTCGCTGAGTCGTGGCGCGAAGCGCAATGGGCCGAGTACGAGCTGCGGGTGCGGGGTGGCGAGACTGTGATCCAGATCGAGAGCAAGGACGATATTCGCAAGCGGTATGGTCGCAGCCCTGACGTGTTTGACGCAGACCTGTTAGCGTGGAGTCGTGCCGGATCAGGTTCGCTCACGTATCGCGGGAGGTACTAGGGCAGCGGCTTCGGAGACGGGCGGGTATTCCCATAGTCAGGGAACCTAGGTTCACCTTTCCAGTCGTCGATGCTCCTACGGATCATCACCTCGCTATTCTTCTCGTCTATCTCAAGGAAGCATGAGTCTCCGTTGCAATCGCAACCCTCAGTCTCGACTGCATAGTCAGGGTTACACTTCTTTAGTTCTCGTATCAGGTGCTTTACCTTCATGTTCTCAAACCTCCATCTCGTCAATGATGTCTATCGCTTCATTGCACAAGTCGAGCACGTCGGTTGCCAGCTTGCGCAGTTTCACTCTGTTCTTGATCTTGTGCCCGCCGTCGGCGAGCTTGTCCGCTTCGCTGATTCGTTCATGAATGGCGAGGAATCTATCTATGATGTTCTGCTTGTGCAGTGACAGCATACCTATCGATCTAGTCAGACCCACGGCGGCACCTGAATTGAGCAGCGGCACCGTCATTGTAACGAGCAGACATAGATCGCAATTGACTCCCGCCGTGGCAATCTTGATTCGCGCCTGTTCGAGAAGTGAAGGCGTGAGGCTGGCGGATGCGGTATGTCGCTTGATTCTCTTTGACGGCGGACAACCTATCTGAGTGTATCGCTCGATCAGTACGCTTGCTTTTACTAGGTTCTGAGCAATTGCATCGAGTCGGTCTCCGACCGTATCGCGCGTTGATCGTTCCACGGTTGCGTTCATCAATCTGCTCTCCGTTTCCAGGACCAGGGATGGCCGGTCTGTTCGTCTTTCGGCTGGAAACTGCGCGCGAGGTACACTCGGCGTTGGGCGAACGTCGGGCCGTCCATGATTGGTTTGCCGATCTTGCGGAGGCACGTGTGGCACAGCACTCGATCGGTGGGGAGCGTGTAGAGCGTCTCGAATGCCTTTCCGCACAGGGAGCACAGGGCGAACGCGGTCCCGATCTCGTTCGCGACTTGGTGTCCTTTCTTGGTGAGCTTCCTACCCACGATGAGGCCGCGCAGGCGCAGGGCTGCGGCGGTCTTCGGGGCGGCGGTGACTACGGATGCCGGGTGGGAGAGGGCGCTTGTGAGCGCGGCCCGTTGCGCCTGAGTCAGCTTCATGGCGGTGGTGTGTGGGTTCGGGCGGCGGGATTGCCGCCGGATCCACCCTACCATCTGTCGCGGAAACCTGGTAGCGGTTTCCCCGATGGACTTTCAGGGTTCCCGGAGAAGCCGCTCCCGGAGCCACGTGCTGAACCGCCCTGCCCCGCCGCCGGCGTGCCACTGGACGTACAGGGCCTCGACATCTTCCCTTGAGACCCGCACACAGAACGGTTGCAAGAGCTTATGAGTGGGCAGTTTCGGGCGTCCGCGCCGCCGGTGCGTGCTCATCGCAATGCGCTCGATGTGCAGCGGGCTATCGTCCTGATTCTCGTTATCACCCATGATTTTCGGTAATACCATAAACGTAGGTTATTGTCCATCCTCTACTTGTGCGCCAGTGTACGCGGTGTGAGCGACAGATTCCTAGAGCGTGCGGCGCACGGCTGGATCCCGTACACCCGGAGCGCGGCCCAGGCTGCCGGTTCAGGCAACGGCAAGGCTGAGAGTCTGATTGAGCGTGGTCGCGCTATGCCGTTAGGATACGGTCGCAACGGTACTCCGACCAAGATCAAGGGGTTTGGCAGTGACTCGCTCGCTGAGTTGCTCGTTAGCTCGCTGAATATGAGCGGTGCCGAGGAGCTGTCGAATCCGTACGAGGAGAGTAAGTGGGTTCACGCTTGCATCCGCGCACTGAGTACCGCGATGCTCCAAGCGCCGTTGCGTTTCTACTACGGTGATCCGCTAACAGCAACAGACGCAGAGGGATCAACAGAAGTCCCGACGACTCATCCGCTTTACAAGTTGTTCGGGATGCCGAGCACGCATCAAACCGGGATGCAGTTCCGCGAGGCGAACCTCGTACACCGCAAGCTCGACGGTGAAACGATTTGGTTCTTGATGGATGTAGAGGGTAAGCCGGTCGCGCAGTCGGAACGCTCGCGCAAGATAACGATTCCGACAACGATCATCCCTGTCCGTGGTAACGCGGTCGAGATCAAGATGGACCAGCGCGGGTTGCCCGGCTTGTACGTCTACCCGTCGAAAGCGCGCATCGAGTTCCCTGCTGCTAGCGTCGTTCACTTCCGCGACTACGATCCGAATAATCCTATGCGCGGGCTCGGTGACGTTGAAGTGTTGATGCGTGACCTTGCTACCGAGTTCCAGGCGCAGCGTTACCAGGAGGGATTGCTTGGTAACGGTGGAGACCCGGGTGGTTGGATCATCAACAACGGGTCGATGAGCGAGCCGAAGCGCCGCGCCGAGCAAGCTGCGATCAATGATCGGTACGGCAACGTCGAGCGTGCTGGCGAATGGCAAGTCATGTCTGGCAAGGACGTGAAGGTCGTTCCTAACAACATGAAGCCGAAGGATATGCAGTACATGGATCTGCGTTCCTACGTCTTCAATGCGGTATGCGCGATTCTTGGCGTGCCTACGATTCTTCTCGGTGACACGTCTAGCGCAACCTTCTCGAACTTCGAGCAGGCGATGCAGCAATTGTGGACTGGGCCGAACGGGATCATCAGTTACTTGCGCAGTGAAGAGGACACGTTCAAAGCGTTCTTCCTGAATCGTCTCGACTTGCCTGATGCTGAGCGTATCTGGATGCGTTACGATCTCAGTGTCGTTACCGAGTTGAAGGAAGACACGGCTGACTCGGTGAAGATTGCGGCAGAGATTGCAGCGCAGGGCATTGGCGTGAGCTTCAACGATGCTGCGGCGGCGCTCGGTGTGGATACGAGCGACGTTGAGACTGGCGACTTGCGGTTGCTTGATGGCAAGTACAAGCCGGTGGAGTCGCTGCATGCGGAGCCTGTTGGAGACGAGCCCGCCGCGCCAGCGAAGCCGGACGTGGACGACGCTAAGTCGATGAGTGAAGCAATCACACTCGACGAGATCCTCGATGCTGCCGACGCCATTGAGATCGAGCGTCAAGCGTACGTGCGTGCGGTCTTCAGTGTGGTACAGCCGCACGAGGACAAGTTGCGCGATGCTATGCGCAAGTACCTGCGCAAGTACGAGCTATCTCAGATCAAGCGGCTCGACACGTTTGCGAGCACGGGCAAGGGGCTCGGTCCAGTGCAGCGCGCATTCGATGCGTTGACCAGCAAGGGCTTCGACGTTGCCGACTTGACTGCGAAAGACTTGAAGCGACTCCTCCTCGACCCCGAAGAGTGGTCCGACAAGTTATTCGATTCGAGTGCGCCGATGCTTGAGGCATCCTTCTCCGCATCGCTTGGTAGTGTCGAGTCGCAGATCGGCGTTACCGGCTTGACGATGCAGGACCCTGCCGTGATCGAATTCCTTGAGAGGCAGGGTGTGCAGCTTGCGGACGGCGTCGGTGGTGTGAACGGAACACTATCTCGCAAGGTCGAGAAGGCGCTACTGCGTGTGTTCAGTGAGGAATCAGGAACCACAGTCAATAGTCTCCAGGAAGCGGTGCGCGAGCTTCTGCCGAAGTTGAAGGGGTCGCTCAAGCAGGCGTTCGTTGACCGCGACTCGCGCGCATTGACAATTGCTCAGACTGAGAGCGGCAAGGCTGCGAGTGGTGCGCGTTACATGGCGATGGAGAAGTCTGAGGTTGTCGAAAAGCACGAGTGGGTAACTGCTGGTGACGGTGAAGTGCGGGACTCTCACGCCGCGCTGAATGGAATGATTGTACCGATCGGCGAGGAGTTCAAGTCAGGTCTTCGGTATCCGATGGACCCGAACGGTGCTCCTGAAGAAGTCATCAACTGTCGGTGCGTTGCGGCGCCGGTCATCGAGGGTAAGTAATGGACAAGGCACTCATTGAACGTATCCGCTCCGGGCTTGCAACCGCGAATGACTTCGCCATGACGAAGGGCGCGGACGTGCTGGCGATCAAGCGCGATACGGGC